TTAGCAGATGGTTCATCTGTTGAGGTAAAGCCTTTTTATGCAGCAAGAATACCATCGTCAAAAATTGAAGAAGCTTTTAGTTGGCTTCGCAGTAATGGCTTTGGTGATTTAATAAAGAACAACGTAACATTAACCTTTGGACGTTCAGAAGATCAAGATGCTAAAAACTTGGTTGACGAACTAAAGAAAAAAGGGCATACTGTAACACAGACCGAAAAGGTAGAACCTATGACCTTGAAGGCGTTTGTAAAAGAACAAATTCAAATGGGTCGTAATGTTCCTTCCGATATATTCGGTGTTTACGTTGCAAACAAAACAAAAATAACCACGAAGGAGTAATCATGGTACAAGCACAAGTAAAAGTTACTGCTGCGCCTAAAGCAGAAGTAACTATAAAAAAAGAAGCGCCACTTCCTGCGCAGTTTAACTTGGAAGAACTATCAGGACAAGGAATGGAATTTATCACAGCACGTGATACAAAACTTCCTATCTTAAAAGTCCTATACCCTAGCTCACCAGTATTAGAAGAAGGTCATGGTAAATACATTGCCGGAGCGAAAGCTGGAGACATATATAATGAAACAACTGGTTCATTGTATAAAGGAAAAGATGGTATGATTGTTATACCTTGTCTTTACATTAATACATTTAATGAATGGAAAGATAGAGGAGACAGTCCAGGCAGACCAGTAAAAATACATACTGATCCATCAGTACTTGCACAAACTGTAAGAGGAGATGACGGTAAAGATAGATTACCAACAGGTAATTATATTGAAGATACTGGTAATCACTTTGTTTATATTCTTGATAAAGATTATAATCCAAAGGAAACAGCTTTGATTGCTATGAAGTCTACGCAAAAGAAGAAATCCAAAACTTGGAATTCTATGATGCAAAGTAGAAGACTGAAAGGCAATAAAGGTTATTTCATGCCACCGTCTTGGGCAACAACTTACAAACTAACTACTACTAAAGAATCTAATAATAATAATTCTTGGTACGGTTGGGTTGTTGAGTTTGATCAATACTTAAATGATCCTAAGTTCGCTTCTGCTTTAGAAGCTGCAAAAGGATTCTACGAAGGTGCTAAGAAATCAGACATCTTTGGTAAGGTTGATTTTAACCAAGAAGAAACTGTAGAAAATACATCAAGCGAATCAGTACCATTCTAATTATGAATGCAAAAAAGTTACTAGATCTATTCGCTGGTGACTTAACGAAATACATTAAGGTCACTATCATAGGTGACCTTAATGAACGTAGTAAGAAGTCAGCTAAGTATGTCACGATTGACGAGCCAGTGACCACGGACCTATGGCAAAATCATCTTGATGGAAAACAGATTATTGGTATTAGACCAGAATTTAATGAGAAATGTAAATGGGGCTGCATAGATATAGATCCTGCAGACTATAAAGATTATTCAGAAAAGAAATACGTAGAGATTATTAAGAATCATAAGCTTCCACTTGTACCTGTAAAATCTAAATCGGGTGGATTACATTTATTTTTATTTTTATCTGATTGGGCAGAGAAGGGTAAGGTTGTAGAAAAATTACAAGAAATAAACAAAGAGTATTTTTTATCTAAAGAAGTTTTTCCATGTAACAAAGCAGTAGGTATGCCTTATTATAAATGGGAAGCAGCAGTAGAGTATGCTTATGATGATGATAACAACGCAGTTATATTAGGAAGATTTTTAGAAATAGCAGAATCAAAAACAATTTCACCAGAAGATTTTTTTAAATTTAAAATAACAGAATACGAGCCAGAACCTTTTTATAGAGAGTACCCACCTTGTATGCAGAAAGTATTACATGATGGTTGGACAGGAGACAGAAACAATATGTTGTTTAATATTTGCGTTCTTGAAATGAAAAAATCAGAAGGAACGTTAACATTAAAACAATTAAAAGAAGTTGCGTGGGAAAGACAAAGACTTGCTTTTGCTAAACACAAAGATGGTCCATTGTTAAGAAATGAAAGCGATGGCACAGCAGAATCTGTTTTTAAAAAAGGATATGAATACATGTGTCCACCTAAATATGGTTTTATAGAAAGCATTTGTAATAAAGAATTATGTAAGACAAGAAGACTTGGTATCATGGCGCAGACTCCAGACATATTTAATGAGTTTGAAAATGTTACTTATTCTCAAGATACTAAAACAACTTATTATGAGTTTGATTACAAAGGTACGCATATAGTTGTTCTTCCTGAAGACATGAAAGATGAAAAGACTTGGAGAACAAAATTAATTAAACACAAAATATTTTGGAGAACATTACCTAAATCTAAAAAAGGTCCACCATTATTTGAATTACTGATGGAAGCTTTAGTTAACAAGGCTGAAGAGAGTAAAGATTTTAACAACAAAGACACTAGAGAAGAAATTAGACATGTGGCTTTAAAAGATTTCTTTGAGAAGACTTGGGAACTTGATGACTTTTCTAAAATGGATCATGGTTATACAATTAGAAAATCTGATTCTACATTAGTTTACTTTAAAAGGTCTACATTAGATTCATGGATTAAAAGAAATGCTTCTCACTTGTTTAGTTCTACAGTAGAAGCTTTAAATTTTTTAGGTTGTAAGAGGCACGACTTTTTTCAAGGTGTTAAAAATGTTTGGTATGTAGACATGCCTGATTTTGAAAAAAGTAAAGAAGTAAAATCAAACGGTTCAAATAAAAAAACAATAAGTGAGATGGATGATGAGTATCACAACAAATTTAGAGCTCCAAAAGCAGAAGGCTCTATACAAGAAAACAATTAAAATATTTGGTCCACCAGGAACAGGTAAGACGCACAATTTAATTGAACGAGTTCTTAAAGGAGCTTTACGAAGAAATATTGATCCAAACAATATTGCTTTTATTTCATTTACAAATAAAGCTGTAAACACAGCAAGAGATAGAGCTTTATCAGCATTTCCAAAATACACTGTAAAAGACTTCAATAGATTTAAAACATTACATTCTTATTGCAGAAGATATTTTCAAGAAGAAGTATTTGACACTAAAGATTGTATGCTTGATTTTGCATTACAAAATAAAATTATAAGAACAAGCGATAGTAGGGTTGATGATGACAACTTTACTTATAAGGATTGGTCGCTTGCTATTTATGACAAGGCAAGAAATATGATGGAAGATCCAGTTAAAATTTATAAGAAGGAAACTTATAAAAAAGAACAACTTAATGTTTTTCTTAGAAAAATAGATACATATGAACATTACAAAAGATCAGGTGGAGAGAATTCTTTTATAGACTTCACGGATATGATAGGTCGTGCCATTGATGAAGTAGAGTTTCCACCATTAGAAATATTAATATTAGATGAAGCACAGGATTTTACTCCATTGCAATGGTCAGTTATTTACAAGATGTGTGACAATGTTAAACGTATTTATTTAGCAGGAGATGACGATCAAGCTATCTATAGATGGAATGGAGCAGATCCAAAGTACTTTACAACATACTTTCCAGGTCGAAAGGTTGTATTACGTAAGACCCAAAGATTTGGGGAAGCGGTGTATAACTTTGCTCAAATCATAAGAAGGGGCATAATAGATAGTGAAGATAAGCTATATACTCACAATAATAGCAAAAACAACTCTGTAAAACGCTATTTAAGCTTTAAAGAAGTGCCTTTTAACGAGCTTAACGGTACTTGGTATGTCCTGGGACGTATACACTCAACAGTCAACGAATTAAGGGCTGCTGCGAAGGATGCGGGGCTATATTATAAGGATAACAAAGGTAACAAATCATTCGATGAAAAACAGTGGGAAGCCATAAAAGCGTGGACTGCTATAAATAATGGCAGAAAGATTGGTAAAAAAGCGGCAGAAATACTGTACAAATATATTAGGGAAATAAAGGATTCTGATTATAGAACACAAAAATTTTGGTTAAACATACCAGATTACCAAGAATTTGATTTTAATGAATTAAGAGAATGGGCTGGGTTAGATATGACAGATGACTATCAAAAGAAAGCTTGGTGGTGGGTTTTAAAACGTAATTTTAGTCCAAGACAAACAATATACTTTATTAGATTACTAAAAAGATATGGACAAGATGCTTTAAATAACGAGCCTAATATTCTAATAGATACTATACACTCTGTAAAGGGTGGAGAAGCAAACAATGTACTAATATATTCTAAAGCTAATTGGTTGTCAGATTTTAATAACAAAAACAAATCAGAGAAGTCAGATGAGAGTAGAGTTTACTACACAGGGGTGACTAGAGCTAAAGATACAATTCACTTGCTATCAACTGATTATAAGTATAATTATCCAATCGGTAAAGATTATTTAGTTTATTTAAAGGAAAATGAGCAATAAAACATTTTTTAAGCAGGTAGGCGGCAAACATTATCGATCTATGAAAGTGCAGCCTTCTGTATTTATAAATAAAAATAATTTGCCATTCGCAGAGGGCAATGCAATTAAATATATTTGTAGACATAAATTAAAAGGTAAAAAAGAAGATATATTAAAAGCAATTCATTATTTAGAAATGATCTTAGAAAGGGATTACAATGACTAGTTTACAATTATCAATGACATTTAAAAAAAGTATTTGGTCTTGTCCAAACGAGTATAAAGATTTATCCGGCTATCCTGAAATAGCAATCGACTTGGAAACAAGAGACGATGGAATTAACGAAGGTCTTGGCGCAGGTTGGGCAATGAATAAAGGTTATGTGATTGGTTTTGCTGTAGCTGTAGATGGTTGGCAAGCTTATTATCCATTTAAACATTTAGGTGGTGGAAACATGATCGAGCCACAAGTCATTAAGTACATGAAGGATGTGTGTGCATTACCTAACACAAAAATATTTCACAATGCTCAATATGATATTGGTTGGTTGGGTGCTATGGGAATTAAAGTTAATGGCCCTATTGTAGATACAATGGTTGCAGCAGCACTGATTGATGAGAGTAGATATTCATTCGCATTAAATAATTTAGCTAAAGAATATATTGGCGAGATGAAAGCTGAAACAGATTTGATTGAAGCAGCCAAAGATCATGGTGTCGATCCTAAAGCAGAAATGTGGAAGCTACCTGCTGAACATGTTGGGTTTTACGCAGAACAAGACGCACGGATCACGTACCGACTATGGCAAGTGTTTAAACATGAACTACATAAACAAAATTTAATTACGACTTGGGAGATGGAATCCGACTTACTTCCAATTTTAATACAGATGCGTCAGCGTGGTGTTCGTGTCGATGTTGGTAAAGCAGAAATATTAGCAAGAGAATTTGTAGCCAGAGAAAAGGTAGTGCTATCAGAAATAAAAAAATTAATAGGTAAAGATGTAGATATCTGGGCAGCAAGAAATATCGCCGATGCATTCGATAAATTACATATACCTTATCCAAGGACGGAAAAGACAGGTGAACCTTCATTTACACAAAACTGGTTAATTAATTCTCCTCATAAGATATCAAAGCTTATTGTACAGGCAAGAGAGATAAACAAATTCCACAGTACATTTTTAAATTCTATTATGAAATATAACTATAAAGGTAGAATTCATGCTGAGATTAATCAATTAAGATCTGATCAAGGTGGAACTGTATCTGGTCGTATTTCAATGTCTAACCCTAACTTACAGCAATTACCTGCACGTAATAAAGAATTTGGTCCTATGATAAGAGGTTTATTCTTACCGGAAGAAGGCTATAAGTGGGGATCATTTGATTATTCACAACAGGAACCAAGAATGGTTGTGCATTACGCAGCATCCATTGGCGAAGGTTACGAAGGATCACAAGAACTGGTTAAAGCATATGAGAACGCAACAGCAGACTTTCACCAAACGGTTGCTGATTTAGTTGGTATTGAAAGATCACAAGCTAAAACCATTGGACTAGGTTTAATGTATGGTATGGGTAAAAATAAATTAGCTAATTCTCTTGGATTATCTAAAGAAGAAGCAGAAGTACTAATATCAAAATACAATAGAAAGGTTCCGTTTGTAAAATTACTATCTGATAGATGTATGAAAAAAGCAAATAGTGAGGGTGTGATTAGAACTAAGAAAGGTCGAAAGTGTAGATTTGATCTATGGGAACCAATGGACTTTGGTATACATACTCCTGAAAAATTTGAGAATGCTTCTGCTAAGTATGGTGCAAATAATATTAAACGTGCATTTACCTACAAGGCTTTAAATAGATTGATACAGGGCAGTGCAGCAGATCAAACTAAACAAGCAATCGTAAGCTGTTATGAACAGGGTTATTTACCAATATTACAGATCCATGATGAATTGTGCTTTAATGTAAAGCCTGGAGACGAGATTAAAATAAAAGAGATTATGGAAAATTGTATGGAGTTCAAAGTACCAAGTGTAGTGGACATTAGTTTGGGAGACGATTTTGGACAAGCTTCATAGGGTAAAGGACCACGCATCACGGACCATTGTTTATCCGGTATATCAATTATTTCCGCACCGATTAGAGTTGTTATATTTTGATAGTGTTAAAGCAGTTCACAGTTCCCATAATGATTTTAAAAATACAATCAAAGAAGATATGGAGAAGAATGGATTACTTTGTCCTATGGTCGTAGATATGAATAACAATTTAAGAAATGGTACGCATAGACTTAAAGTGTTAACTAAAAACAAACTTGCTGATGCTAGTTTATTTTATAAAGCGAGAGATGAAAGAGAGTTAAGTTTTTTATCTAAGTTAAATGTGGTTGTGTGGAAGTTACATCAAGCTAAGACTCCACCAACAGATTTTGAATTTTTATTTAAACCGCCAATGCAAAATTACACAGACAAGTGTCTTCATCTCCTAAAAGAAGGAGTTATAAAATAATTAGATTAACTTAGGAAGCGATAGAATCTACTTGTTCTATTTCTTCTTCAGTCGTAAGTACTTCGGCTCTAGCTCTGTTTGCTGCAAGTTCTCTTAATTTGGCTTTAATTTTTTTAAGCTCAAATTCAATTTGCAACATATCAAGAGTTTCTTGGCCTTGCTCTAAGAATTGGAAATTCCATCTGGATTCCAATTTCATCTTTTGAGCAATTAGAGTTTCTTCAGTTTGAAGTTGCACTCAGTTCCTCATATGTTATGAACATCTTGCCAGGTGTGTAGGTTATTTCTTTAAACCAATTACCTTTCCCAGCCTTCAGTTCGTTGATGAAGATTTTACCAGCTTCATCATCATTGGTAGCCTTAAGGTCATGAGTAATTCTTTGACCAGCGAACCGAACGGTGAAGCGATAAGACTTCATAGGCTTATCTTACCATAAAAATGTTATTAGTATCAAGCATAATCAATTTATACGCAAAAAAACCAATAAAATCAAGCTTAAAAATGTGCTTGACTTATAATTATTTTATCTTATATCAATGGGAGAAAGGAAAAAAATGAAAATACAAAGCGAAAGTAAAATACTTCAAGAGATTATTTCTAAGATAGATCAAATTCTTAGTAAAGTCCCTGCGAGTGATTATAACGGAAACCCAATCGAAGATTCATATGAATTTGGTCGATATCAAGGAGAGTTAAAAAAATTATTTTATACGACTCCTGATGGTTATCACAAAACTTTTATATCTGATGAAATGGCTAGCGATTTAATTCATGACGAACTACAAGAGAGGAAAGAATAATGCACTTAGGACATCCGTTATTTTGGCCCATCATAATAATTTTAATTATGATGTTAATTCCAAAAATTTCTGTAGGGTTAGTAGTTTTACTATTAGCACCTTTTTTATTTTAACAACAAAGGAGTACATATGGACATAAGTAAGTGGAAGAGTGTTGCAATCAAAATCGAAGATTATGATTTATTGAAAGCAATATGTGACAAAAAATACAGAGCACCAAACGCAATGATTTCAAAACTATTAAATGATTATTGTGATTTTCAAGCTGGTAAATTAAAAATAACTGTTGAGGCATTTAAGAAAAAATTACTTAATGGTAAATACAAGGAGAAACAATGAGTATAGAAACTGAAGTATTAAAAGGACTAAAGGAAATAAATGGATCCATCGAAGAACTTACTATGTGTTTTGTAGATGGTTTTGGTGGTACTACTGTTCATCAAACATTAGAGGATATTAAAATTATCAATAATGACATTGAACTTAGTTTAAAAAGAATTGCTGTTGCTTTAGAAAAGCAGAATGAAAGTTTGTTAAAAACTTTAAATACTAAAGATGATGAGGGGCAAACTGTATGACATTATCTAGTTATAAAAAAGCTATTGCAAAACTATTAAAAGCATATCATAAAAAATGGGATTGCTTTGGCAATCAAAGAAGACAAACTAAAAAAAAGAAAAAAAAATGAAACCATTTATAATAGTTTTATCTTTGTTTTTATTTGGATGTTTTGGTACAGAACTAATTAAAATAGGAGGCATTGGAATTAAAACAGGAGATGTGATTTCTATACCTCATAAAATAGAAACATTAAGAAAGGACAAAGATAATTAAAATGTTTGATTTAATTCAAGAATTAGGTTGGTTTTATTCAGGTTTAGTAGTTTTAATGACCTGTTTACTTCTAATTTGGTATGACAACAGAAAATAACATTTGACAACTATGACAAAAACACTTAGAGATTTAACTAATGACTCCCCATACGTTGTGTGTGTGGATTGTAAAGGAAACGGATACACGAGACTCGACCCTTTTGATATCCGATCTGCTACAAAGACATGTGTGAAGTGTGGGGGTTCAGGTCATTTCAAACGATCAAAGTCTCAAATAACAAGTAGCAACGACACAGCTCTAAATATGCTTAATTTAATTGACTACTTGTATGGCCAAAAAAGACGAACCAATTAGCGATTTTCATAGATCGTTACAACTGTTAGCTAAAAAACTAACATTTGAAGAATATACCCTTGTTGCAGGAACAATGTTTCAACTGCATGCAGGTATGACATTTGGTTACAAAAAAATTTTTGATCCACAGATACTTCCGGACATAAGTTATATTTGGCAGATACATCACAAAAAAGCCTTTGAAAACAAAGCTAAAGTACTCAAATTAAAAGTGGTTAGGGGTGGTAAAGATGTTAAACACTAACTACAATATGGTAATGGATATATTAGACCGAGTAACTACGATTGATCGAGCCCATTGGTCTGGACATGAAATTACCAATCTGTTATCGGGGGTTCATGAAGACTTGGAACACTATATTAAAATTAAAGCCCCTAAGGAAGTAGTATTATATTATCGTGACTTACTCGCTTACCTTATTAAAACTTATGGGCACTGAATTTGCAGAAATAACTTTAAAGACAGATCATATTTTGCCTGAACAAAAGATGTGGCGAGGTGTATTATTTAATGCATTGGAAGATACAATGCTTGGTGCATCTGATCGTAAATCTAGTATCTTTAAAATTGATGCTCACAACTGGATTGTAAATAAAACAGATGACTTTGAAAAGATTTGTTATTGGGGTGGTTATGATCCTGATAATGTGAAAGAGAAATATTCTGCTGCTGTTTTAAAAGGCGATATTAAATTCAATATGAAACAGGTAGCCTGGGCAAAGTATTATAAACAATATTTAATTTATAAAAAATCAAAAGATTTTGAATCTAAAAAATATCATAGAGGGCGATTAGAATGGTTAAGAGGTGAAGTAAAGCAAGCAACTACGGCCCTTATTTCAATGATAATTATTTCAACGATAGCTTGATCCCACCGTATAGAACAAGCATAATTCTTTTGCCAACAAAGGAGAATCTATGGCGAAAAAGAAAGAAACAATCCAAGATATCTTAGATAGAATCAACGAAGATATTGAAACTATCAGAGAAAAAGTAGAAGAGCTTGAGTCAGAAGTAGAGGACTCTGAGTTCGAAGACGAAGACGAAGAGTAGTGGTTAAAAGATAGCCAGAATTAAAAACTCTGGCTATCCCAACAAGAGTGGATTAAGATATCCACCTTTTATATAGTTATAATTAAATATTTTGTCAAGGAATTTAGACTAGTCTCACTTCATGTGGGAAAGTGAGACTAGTGCATAGTTTAACCCAACTATGAGGGTTTGAAGCAAAAAGAAAAAACAGAACAAAGGAAATGAAGTTTAACTCTGTTCCTAGGTCCTTGTAGCGTGTTTCTAGTGATGTGTCAAAAGAAAAATGAG